CCCCGAGATAAAGTCCTTAAGATTGATAACCGCGTCTTTAAATTTGATTTTAGTTCCATCTGGGAAAGTCCATTGGAAGTCCGCTTCAGAATCGCGACCATTTTTAAACGCAAGACCTGCGATGTAGTCGTTACCTGCGTCACCTACATTTCGTTTACCAGAAACGGAAATTGTAACTGACTTCGCAGTCATCAAACGACGTGTCCAACCTTTTTGGTCAAATGGTTTCCATTCTTCAACACCATTGTCAAATGATACTGAGAATGATTCCATGTCTGCAATATCAACAAGTGATTCAACTCCTGCAGTTCCTTTATTTACTTGGAACTGGTTTTCATATACGGGGAATACCCCAGTTTTCTGAGCCATTAGTTGCCCTCTCTTTCGTAATATAAATCAAGCTCGATAACACGCTCATACACGTTATTATCATCTGTTCCTACGTCCACAGGCTCGTTCTGTAACAAGGAAATCATCTTAATAGGTGTTCCACCGATAACAACCGATTCAGCCTCAAATAGACGATTGTAGAGGTACTGAGCACGCTTCTCAGTCTCATTCGCATTCTTGTTCCAGTGAATTAAGATGCTGATTGATTTGACATCATAGCTTGTCAGTGATCTGCCTCCGATTGCTACCCGAGGACCATCGATTGTCTTTCGTTGGTAAATTCCTATACTGTTTTCTTGCTTGTTATCGATCTTACCAATGTAGTAATTGTTAGCTGCATTAAATGTTTTAATCCAGTCACGGACTTCAGCTAATGTAATCATGCTTAAACCCCCGTGATTTGTTTGTAAAGTCGCCCGTAGGCTTGTTTTATTTTGTGTGACTTCTTGCCACCGTCAGCCCAATCCTCAAACCACTTTCCTTTTGCATGAGGATTTTCTTTCGCCTGGAATTGATATTCAGGATGAAAGTACAATCGTCTTGCGTAAGGAGTGGAATGTACCAGGCTTACTACACCTTGGGATGAACGTGAGTAGTCTGGAGCCATTGCTTCGCCTTGCAACACACCTTTATCAAATGGTACGACTTGTGCCTGCACAACTTCTGTATGCAGGTATTCAGCAGTCTGTTCCAGTGCTATGATTTGAGCCCTTTCCAGTTTTCGGATAGTGCCAAAATCTAGCTTTACTGTAGAATTCACAAACATATCATCACTCCAATCCGATGTAGGTATAGTTGACAGTCCCATCTGGATTTCTAGCTTTCCGGCTGTCGGCAATCTTCCTGGCAATGCCAAATACAATTGCAGTCCCACCGCTCAATGTAGGCAAATACGGTGCAATATCACCAACAAAATAAGCTGACCCAGTAATTTGGACCAGCTTCTTCTGTTCGGTTAGGACTGTTTTGACACCGTCCTGATAATTGCATTTTAGATTTTCTCTAAACGCCTCCAAAGGTTCGCCATCTTCAGAAACTCCCTCTTGGTTGACTGTGACTGTGATTGGCGTCTGACAAAATTGAGGTAAGACAAGTTGTGGAAATTTCATCAAATAACCCTCCTCGTCAATCCTGTTTGCTTCAAAAGTTCATAGGTTTTGCGATAAATAACAATACCTTGTTCTGTAGCAATGTTCCAATTTGATCCAAATTGCATTGACACACCATTAATGCTGTAGTTTGAAACTGTAGTAGCTATCAAATCAGCATTAACCTCCTCAAAGTCAACAATCTGACAACAAGCCTTTTGGATAACTTCCTGCTGAAATGGTGTCAGATTGTTGAATCCAATGCCACGGATTCGGTTGAACGTAAGTATATCAATCTTGTCAGAAGCTGATTTAAGTTTGCTAGCCAGAACTTCTGGATCAGCAGAAATCACACCAACAAACGTCTTTTTGTAATAATCTGGACTAGCATACATGACTGTTACTCCTTAGCTCCTTTGAGCTTCTTGATTTCATCCTTAGCATTTTTCAATTCAGCCAAAACTTTTTCGTGCTCCTCTTTTGACACCTTGTCTACAGATTCACCATATTTAAGTTCACCATCTTCGTAAACTTCAAAGCCACGACCAACAAAATCATTGATCGCTGACTCATCGATATCATAGACGCGAGCGCCCTTAATTGCTTTTAATGCCATATACTACACCATCCTTTCTTACGCTGTCGCGTTGATAAAGATACCCGCTGCTTTATTCTTAATCAAGAATGCATCCATGTAGAAGCGAGATTGAAGCAAATAGTTGTCAGCTGTACGTGAGTCATGACCTGGTGTAAATACTTTGATGTAAGAGTATTTTTCACGAGCAACTTCACAAGATGGGTGGATTAATATGAAGTTCATTTGTTTCGCTTCATCTGTTGCGACACAGCCATTTGTAAAGTTGTATTGTGATTTCATGCGAGCTGATTGCACTTGTTTGATTTTAACGTCATCAAGGCTATAGATAGAGCGTTTGACGTCGCCATTTGAACCATTCACTCCTAGCACACGTTGGATGTCTTTAGCCTGTTTGAAGAGCTTGTTGACAGCTGGAGTGACGTACAAAATGCGGCCTTCAGACGGAACACCTGCTTCGTCCATTTTTTCCATGGCGTCATCAAATTTTTGCAAGATATTTTCTGCAGTCAATGTTGTAGTGTCGATAGTGGCACCATTAGCAGCATACTTTCCAGCTTCTGTGTAGAGTTTTGAGAACACGTAGCAATCTTTTTCAGGAATACCTTGTTCAGTTTCCAGAGTATTTTGGACATTGGCAATAGAGACGACAAGGTTTGTTTCATCAACATCCATAGGATCGATTGCAAATTCGATGTCGCGATCATGTTCGAGTTTCTTTGGTTCCCAATCGTTTGAGATTGTTCCAGAATTAAAACCGATAGTTTGACGATTGTGGTCTTTGTAACCAGATACTGTGATGTTCGGCAACTTGATTGTTTGAGCGTTGATAAATTTCACTTGTGGATTTGAGTTAAACAAATCTACAGACGCAAGTTCTTTTGCATATTTTTGATGCAAAGCTTGTTCAAATTGTTCTGCGTAGTTATAAACTGTCATAATTTAATTCTCCTTTTTCTTAAAGACCAAACGCTGCAGCAATGGCATCAGTTTGGTTAGTTTGTTGTGTTTTACCGGTAGATCCGATTTGTTGAAACCCAGTTGATTCTTCTTTATTTGGCTTCAGTGCAGGAACGTCTTCCAAAACTTTTGCGACAATAGCTTTGAAATCTTCTGGTTTCGATTCAAGTGTGAGAGTTGATGTATCAGCCAATTTCATCACATAAGGTAGTACACCAACAGGTAATCCTTCCTCGATTGCTGCTAATTGTAGATTTCGCTCTAAATTAGCTTGCAATGCACTTGCTTGTGCCTGTGTTAACTGTTTCTGTAGTGATGTGACGTCTGGTGTTGCATCAGATTTCTGCGACTTAAAAGCAGTAATAGCTTGAGCCATTTCTTCACCACTCAATCCTTGCTGCTTAAAGTAATTTTTTAGCACGGTGTCTTCAGCAACCTTTTGCTTGCCTTCGACAATGCTAGCGATTTTGTCATAGTCAATCTCAGGAGTGCTAGCTGGTTGAGTTTGGCTTGACGTGTCTTGTCCACCTGCAGAGCCAGTTCCTGTATCTGCATTATGGAAAAATAGTTTGCGTTTGAACATAGCGTTCTCCTTTCAGTTTTAAGGGTGTCTCCCTATTTCAGTTATTGTCACTGGTGTCTCCACGTAGTTTTTAGTCTTCGGACAAAAAGAAAACCGTATGGAATCCCGTACGGTTCGAGTATAAGAAAAACCGCGTCGAATTCGAGGCGGTTTATAGCAATTTACAGTAATTTATAGCAGTCTATTCCTGCCAGTCAAGATGTTGGATCACCTCCTAATCTTTAATGGCACGATTTGAAACCTTGGCGTAAACATCCACATAAGTCTCATTCTTGTCTCCGTTATGCGTGATTTCTGCATAATTTCCACAAGGTTCGCTTGATGTAATTGCGCTCGTACTAACAAGAGCTTTCCAATTTTGCAGGGTCTTGCTAAACCAAACTACAAAGCAGTCTTCTACTTTGATTTCACGATCTGATAAGCGCGAAAATTCTTGTGATGCCAATTGTTTTGCTTTTTCTAACATTTCATTCCTCCGTTTTTTCATATGTTTCTGCAAAAATATCAGGCTTGCATGGATAAAATTCACCTTGCACGCCTTTGATGATGTAGTCACCTTCTGTTGCAATCATCAATCCTTCAAGTGTTTCTATCTTTAAAACCGGATTATCCAAATCAGCATAATCTACACGAATTGGATCCAATCCTAACTGTGACAATTTCAAAATTGATTCTTCCGTATTTACGAACCGAACCGCCTCAATGACTACTGGTTTCTTTCTGTATTTCATTTTTTCAATCCTTTCTGAGTACGAAAAAAGCACCTTGTCGGCGCTCTGTGATATTAACAATCGTAAAATACATGCTTCTCACGTTGCAGTCTACGTCTTTTCTCATCTGAATCATAGCCGTACTCATCTGCAAAATAATCGTACTGATCTTTGATACATTTATCTAGTTTTGCTTCAAAGATATCGCTCTCTTCTTGTGGTCCATAGATAGCCGCTACAGGAAAAATCGGGGCTACTAAACGATATCCAAAGATGTCGCTGAATGTATCTGCTTTTTCTGCTACACGTAGATAGCTTTCGATAATCCGCATGACTACCTCTCCTT